CAGGCATTGCATAGACCCATATCTGATCTGCCCATGGGAGCCGCAGAGACGGCCGCTGATGCGATATTCACAGGCATAGCGCCCCTAACCAGAGACTAGCATTTCGCGCGCTCCAAAGGCCGTCCTGATTGATCGGCTCGACCTGGAGCCGGGCGTCGCGACAGCCCGGGCAACGGACTCGTCGATGACGACATCAATGCGGCGGCCGCCGCTATCGGACGAGCTCTCCGTGACGCGCGTGCCCTGCGGGGCGTTGTGGATATGCACTTCGACGCTGGCTCGCTCTCCTCCAAAGGCGGCCCGCATCTGGGCCGGCCAGCCGATCACCTCGCCGCGACGAGCAATCACCGGAACCTCGCCAGGTCCGATCATGCCTCCGGAGTGCATGCGCGGCGCATCGGCAAACAGACTTGACGGCACTACGATCGGCGTTCCGCCTCTGCCAACGATACCGCCGGAATGATACAGCCCTCCGATGATCGTCGGATTGCCTACGGCAGCGCCGCCGCCTCCTGCGACAGCGGTGCCTCCGCCGAATATGCCGCCGAGTAGATCGCCTCCGACAACGCCGCTGATCGCATTGCGTATCATGCGAGCGACGGACTCGAGGACGAGCATGCGGAAGATCATCTCCGTTATCGCGGACGCGCCCTGGATCGCAAATTGCTTGAACGCATCACCGAGCGATTTTGATCCGGATATCACGTCACGGAATGCGCTGCCGAGATTGTTGAGCGATCCAACCGCGAGCTGATCGAGCTGATATCGCAGATCACCGGACTGCTGAATGAACTGCGATAGCTGCGGAAATTGCAATTGCTGCGTCCGCGTGTTGAATTCGTCGATTGAGATCTTGTTGGCATTGAGCAATACGCGCGCCTTATCGAGCTCGCGATTGAGTTTCTCTACTGGCCCCGCGATATCGACGCGCAATTGCGCGGCCTGCACATCGAGCATCGCAGAATTAAGATCGCGGAATTGCCCAGTCAGACGTTCAGGCCCGCGGCCGAGGACATCCATAACATCGACGCCCTGCAATTTTAGGGCCTTCAACATCTCAGGGAACCCCTCAGCGAATCCCCTGAACTCATCCGATATCAATCCTCGCCGGAATCTAAGCTCTTTGATTGCCAAGTCGATTTCGTGGAATATCGGCGTTATGCCGCGCTCTGGTCTGACCGTTACCTCAACAGGACGGCCAACGTCTGCATCAGCGCTCTTGCGCAGCTCAGCGATAGCTGCGCGCTTAACAGTGATTTCTCTCTGCAACGCCTCGAATTGCGTCGTCAGCGCCACAACATCCTGCGGAGTTGTCGCGCGCTCTATGCGCTTAGCAAGATCGTCGCGCTTGCGTATGAGCTGATCGAGATCGGCCGTCATTTTGTCGATCTCTGATCGCATCAATTCTGATCCGGCGATCATGCCGGTGATTGCGCCGAGCACGCCGCCGGTAATCGCACCTTGCCTACCGAGCGCAGCGCCGCCGATTGCGGCGCCAATGCGAAGGCCGGCAAGCGCGCTGACGGCGATCACGATCTTATCGCGATTGTCGATCAATGTCTTCACCAAGTCAGCGATCCCAGATGCGATGCTACGCACGCCATTCTGGAATGACGGATCGGTGAACATCTCGCGCAATTGCTGAATTACCGGCAGGAACCCAACCGCGATATTGATCCCTGCCGTGCGCAGCGCGTTGCCAATGCGGTCGAATTCGTCGTTAGCCTGCTCCGCCTTTTTAAGCGTATCCTCAGACAGCACGAGACCAAAGCGACGCGCCTCGTCGGCCATCTTATCGATTTCTTCGCGTCCCTGTGCGAGGAAATTAACAGCGCGAATACCAGTGCGACCAAACAATTCGAACGCGATCACATTTCGCTCTGTAATATTTGACATGCGACTCAATCGGTCGCTGACGATCTTTATCTGCTCGTCGAATCCGAGTCTCCGCACTTCGCTGAATCGCAATCCCAATCGACCGAGCGCGCGCTGGAACGTCGACACTTCGTCGCCGGATTCGCCCATGCCTCGACTGAATCGACGCAACGCATCCGTTAGCTCAGCCTGCTTTACGCCAGCCAATCCAGCAGCGTGCCTGAACTCCTGCAATTGCTCACCGGTCAATCCAATCGTTGCCGCCGTCTTTGCGATCTCGTCGCCGGCCTCGATCATCCCGCGAACGAACATCGACAATCCGCCTGATGCGAGCACGGCAACGACGGAACGCAGGCTGATGATCGACTGGCTTACCTGATCGACGCGCGAGCGCAATCCGTCCATTGATTGCTGCATGCTCCGCGCGGATTGCTCAGTTGTCTTGCGCGCCTGCTGTAGATCGCTTTCGAAGCGATCCATGCGCGCAATGATCTCGACGAACGCCTCGCCGAGCTTCGCATCAACGGCCATGATTCACGATGCTCTTTGTTCGCTTCGGGAACTTGTCGGCAGCCGCGGCCATGCTGCGATATGCATCATGATCCTTTGCTGCGCCGTGCGCTTCCTGCCAACCGGCGAATGCTGCATTGAAGTCGCGCAGAGTCGCAGACCAGAATTGATCCGGTCCCCAACCGAGGACGCCCATGCCGATCTCCATGAGCCTTCGCCACGGCAGCGTTTCATCTGGCGACGCGCTCATTGCGTCGCCGCTGTCGCGTTTCCCTCAGCACTCCTGCTCGGATCAGTGATCGCGTTGGCCAGGAACTCAGCGACGAGTCTCAGGAACTCTGAGTATTCATCGAACACAGCCTCTTGCACGCGACCGAGCTTTGGCGCGCCTTGTTGCGGTCCGCCAAGGATGATGTGAACGATTGTGGCCGTCTCCTCGATTCCAATCGACGCAGTCGTCGCACGTTGCAGAAGCGGCCATATCGCTCCGTACTGTCGCTCGATTGCTGCGATGATCGCGAACGTCGGCCGACGAGGATAGCGTTCGCCGTCAATGACGAACACCGTCTCAGCACGCAGAGTCGTCATCGATCACCATCAGCTCGCCGTCTCGAATGCGATAGGCCCACTCGACTGCAGCGAGATCGTGAACGTCTCGGCATCGTTATACGTGCCGGTACGTTCGAGCGACTGGACGATCATGTTTGCTTCCCAAATATCACCGCTGCCGGAGCGGAACTGATATCTGCGAATCGTCCTGTCGGTCGCCTGCTGTTGGACCTCGAGATAGACGGCGGCATCGTTGACAACGCCGTCGATGCGCACGTCCATCGACTGCACTCCGGCATCCGGCAGCAATTCGCGGAAGCCGTTGGAGTCGATATTCGTGATATCGACGGGTTCATTATTGAGAGTCATTGCCGTCGTGCGAGCGCCGGCAAACTTAGTGAACGTTTCCGGCGATCCGCCGTCGCCGAGATAGAGCGCAGCCTCGCGCCCTTTGAACGCATTCGTCGCCATCATAGTCTCCTTAGTTGATAAGCAGCGATACAGTTACGACGCGGCCAAGGACTCTATTGTCCGTCGGCGCAACGACAGGTCCAGTGCATCTGCACACGAGCAATCGTCCGCCGTCGACAGCGAACGATACGCCGTGCAACGCAGACCGCACAGCCTCGGCAATATCCTCAACGTCTCGCGCGCTCCCCTTGTTGTCCGCGTAGCACGCAATATCGCGCGTGATCGTGCGCAGGCTAACGCTGTCTGCGTCGTCGTCATCGTCAGTGACGTTGCCATCTGTCACGATATATGGACGCGCTGCATCAGCTGGCACGGGCCACGCACTGAATATCGCAGGCTCGCCTCGATATGTCGCGACAAGGTAGCTGACGGTCGCGTCAGATTTGAGCCGGTCGACGATTGATCTTGTCACGTTCAGCATGCGTCACCCTCGCGCAATCCGTCTCACGATCTCTTCTCTGGATTCACGCAGAGCAGGTCGCATTGCAGGTCGCGGTTCTTGATTGATATTACGTCCAGCCGCGTCGATGCCGACGAATCCAAATTCAAGGCGGCGCACATAGACGACATTGCTGCCGACGCGGCCAATGACTTCGCGATTTCCGACCTCAACCTGGTGCGTCATTGATCGCCTCGACGTGCCATACAACGTATGCCATGGCTCGCCGGGCTTTGACGGCGGCTGCCCCCTGCTGATCTTTCTGATTATGCGACCTTCGAGATACAACATTGCGCGCGTCATTCCGCGCTCGACGCTGAGCCGCGTCTTTGACCGAACGCTATCAGCCCGCCATTCCACTCGCGCCATGTCATTCGACCGATTGCTGCTCGACGACCAGCGCCTTGCGGTGGTGCGTTGGAATTGATGGACTCAGATCCGGTATCGACACCCGCATTTCGCGTCCTGACTCGAGCACAACAACGTCGCCTATGCGCAAATCCGTTCCGGCCGGAAGATAGAGCGCATGCGTCACGAGCGCGTTGCGCTGCTTTGCGATCTCAACTTCGGAACTGCTCGCAGGCGCGATGCGACATGGGACCGTCGCTGCGACGATCATTGATTCGATCCAGCCGCCTTGATCGTCAGATATCGGCTCAGAACGCATTATCTGACACGTCGTATTGAGAAGATGCGCGATCATTACGATGCACCGCGTTTGAACGCATAGCTCATGATGTCTTCTCGCCCAATGCGCGTCTCGACATCGGTTGCCTCTATGAGATCAAATCCAAGAGCGCGCATGACTGCGATAAGACCATCATGCGTGAAGTACCAGAAATGCTCATCGCGCCTGAAATGCTTGGAGCGCCTGACATGTTCAACATCCGCGAAGATCGGCAATGATACAAACACCCATTGCTTGACGTTACACAACAACGACCTGAAATCGTCGATGTGCTCCAACACATCCCACAATGTGATCGCAGGCATTGGAACAATGTGAGGATCAACGAATAGCCCGCGCTCCTCAAGCCACGCAACTGCGGCAGGATTGACGTCGTATCCGTAGACGATGCGTCTCCGCCTGCGCATCGCGTTGATGAACGCACCGCTGCCTATTCCGACATCGACTAGCGTCCCATGGAAATGACGCTCAACGAAATCGCAACGCGCATGCATCAATGCGCGGCCTATGTCTGTATTCGCTTGCTCGGCAAACCTGTCGAAGTACGCCTGATTGTACGGCCTCGTCCCTGACGTTACGGGATAGTAGCCGATGCCGATCTCAGGCCACCACGTCAAACGATCCGCAGCTACAGCATCACGGAGAGATTTGTTCGCTTCGCGAATGCCGCGAATTGATCCATCAAATTCGATATCGTCTTGTTGCATTTGTGTCTCATATTGCTGCACATGCAATAATTGTCAGGCCGCGCAAATCCTATCAGCGATCCATCCATGCGGCGATCAATCAGTCTGTCAGGTGCGTTGTGCTTGCCTTGGCCACCTAAAACAATGAATGCGCGGCGACGAAACGCAACAGACGCAGGCACGATCCAGCCGACACCCCCAACGATCACGTCAGCATTCGCAACAAGACCTAACAGTGCGACGATATTGAGCTCGCCCCTTATCATGACATCGTGTGCAGGAGGCAGCGCTCCGTCGATCCACTCATCCGTTCCATTCACATCAGCAACCGCGACAACATTGTGCGTCTTCATCAATGCACGAGAGATTTCCGCAATGTAACGCGGCAACGGATTGCGAGCCTCATTGAACCACTCATTGCGCACAGTCACGGGACGAACCACCGCAATCGGTCGAGAACGCGACAACGGCGGCTCATATGCCGGAAGGTCGAACGAGAACGGATCCGCCGTCAATTGCGACGTTCTCTCCATCGCGGCGACGATCGACATGCCGCGTTCCAATTCGCGCGAACCATATCCGATGCGGATCTCTCTCGCATATCGCGGCAAAGGGGACCATCGCGAATCTGGCTGACGTCTCACATTGCGCAGCTGCGTGCGCAATGGTCGTTCGCCCTTCACGAACTTGATGCGAGTATCGTCGTATAATTCAGGCCACGGCGTCTCTAAATAAACGTCATGTTGACTGGCAAGCGGCTTTATGAGCGATCGCTGATAGATGTTGTCGCCGAGGCCCCACATGCCTCTTACAAAAATTGCACTCATATGACGTCGGCGAGGTCGACAAAATCAAAACACCGCAGTGCGCTATTCCTGTTAGCATTTAGCACATGGATTCCGGCACCGCGCAAATCGCTTGCGGCCTGATTCATGTCGTCGATCCACCCCTGATAACCGTCAGTCCTGGCAGGCCGTGAATGCAAATCGTGCCAATTCTGCTTGCGCGCGTTCGCGTGCATATCGAATCCGATCAGCACGATGCGCGACGCACCAAACAGCGCAGCAATGTTGATCGCATGATGCCCGCCGTTGCGACCATAAATGATCGACGGATCAAAACTGATTCCGCCGACAGGTTTGCATTGTATGACCTTTATACAGTCAATCCACGCCGGAACATACTTCCGGCTCACATCACGCAGTCGTGGAATCTGTCGCGTGATGCGATACCAGCCGACGTGGCGTTTCCCGACGTCTCTCCAATTGTCACAGAGCCAATAGTTATCGGCCCAATAGAGAACGTCGGCCCATGGTGCAAGCAGATATGCATTGTTGATCGCGATGACCGGATGCCTACCCTCAAGTCGAGCAATCATGCGGTCGTGGCCGAGATCAACGACAGATGGGCCTCCGCCAATGACGAATGCAGTGAGGCTATCCCACTCGCGTGGAATGGACGTTATCATGCGATGATGCGTCTACTTTGCCTCGACATACAGCGCTGTGTCCAAGTTGGACCAATGACGCGCTGCCCAGCGCATGAGTGTACGCGGGTGGACGCCGTCTCCGCTACAATGCGGCGGAGGTCGCATGGTGGCTGGCCCCCTGTGCAGCATCAGGTAGCTACAGGACGCAGTCTCCACTACAAGGCGGCGGAGGTCGCAGGGTGACGAGGCGGCCGCGCGCGAGAGGCTGGTCGGCGCCGGCGTCTCCACTACGAGGCGGCGGAGGTCGCTCATAATTGCGGACGACGATAATGCCTCAACAACAGGCGCGCATCATCAGGAACAATGCCGCTGTCAACAGAAAAAGTTGCAGCCCAGTCTCCAATACGCTCACTCGTTTTAGTGCCGCCGTCAATCCCGCGCGCGTGTACCGCAGATGCAATCATCAGCAGCGCAGACCTTACCTGCGATGGTGCGCCTGCGCCGCTGTCATCCGGATCCCACCCAGTGCGATACGCAACCGTATGCACGACTCCCGCCCTGAATCCGTTCCTCCGGCCAATGATCCACGCGCCAGCCTCAATATCACCGACAGGATCTCCAGCGATCATCACCGAGATCAATTCCGTCAGCGGCCCATAACGCAATTCCAACGTGTTGCGATCGCGCGGCGGAGTGATTGTCTCGATGCGATCCATCGCCTCAAGCGAATCAGTGCCGACATATGCTGCGGCAAGATCATGCGCGACAGAGATTGCGGCATCGAGCCTCGGCGAAGATGGATCAACGCCAAGCCACGACGCAAGATCTGCCGCCGTAATCAGAGGCATGTCATTCTCCCGTCATTGATTCGCTGCATTATACGCCGCTGCAAGCGATTCAGCGTGCTCACGATCGTCTGCATCGCTCGCAATTTCATTTGCGATATCGTCCCATACGACCCATTTGCCGCGCCCTCTATGTCGCGCAACGAAGCGTGTCTGCGATTGCCGCATCTGTGTCGTCGCATGGTCGATTGGCGCAGGTATATGATGCGGAGCAGACCTGATCGCCAACGGCGGAGGGGCGATCCGCTCGAACCTGGTCGCATAGCGGCGATAAACAGCATCAGGCACGTCGCCCTCAGATCCAACGTTCATCGTCACGATCTGACCATCGCGCACGAATGAGACGCTGCCGCCCTTGATGTGCCTCACGTAGATCATCGTATATCCCTCTATGGTGGCGCGGCCAGCGTCAATGCCGGCCGCGCCGCACTCACG